GCCAAGGCTGCTAAGGTTACTATTAGGAAAGCTGGTTATATGAAGAAGCGTATCATCAAAGAAATTCAATTAAAGATGGGAGTTACAATATGAAGACTACTGGAATTGCAATGTGGGCCTATACCAAACAAGCAGATACTAAGTTTGATCCTTGCTGGAGGGTTACTCTTCTGCTGTCAGATGATGAAGCTAAGAAGCTGAAGGCTGCAGGGTTGAAGGTGAAGCGGAACGATGATGATGTATATGAGTATAAGTTTAAAAGGAATGTAGCTAAGAAGAAAGCTGGTGCTGTAGTGGGAGAGAACCCACCTCCCCGAGTAGTTGATGCTGGCAAGAATATCTTCAATGGTATTATCGGGAATGGTAGTATCGTTAATGTACAGTTCGCTCCGTTTGCTTGGGAATATAAAGGTAAGAAGGGCCTGAGTGCTGACCTTCAGGCTATTCAGATCGTAGACCTTGTAGCCTATGCAGGTGGTGGAGATCAGGACTCTGATGAGTTCGATGTAGTTGATGGTACTGATGAATTCAATGATGAGACTGAAGGTACTGGCAGCAATGACGAAGACAACGAAGAGTTCTAATACTGTTACAATATCAAAAGACGAATACGACGGGCTCGTCGCTCATGAGAATTTCTTGTCTTGCCTACTTATTTGTGGTGTAGACAGTTGGGAGGGCTATGATGAAGCTGTGGCTATATTCCAAGATGATGATACAGAGGAGCTAGATGACTGAGCAGAAGATTAGAGAAGGCACATCAACGTTTGACTGGTGGGTTAAATACGACGACTCAGGGGAGGTGGTTAATATTCCTAAAGAAGGTATAGGTGAATACGAATCCTCATATGTCAGGTCATGGAACCTGATAACTGATAGAGGTTGGAAGAAGGATGGAGTGTGGTGGGTGTCTCCTGATGGTAAGTATAGGTACAATAATGTATACGACGCCTATAGGTGCCAGATGCATTGGGAAGAAATAAGGAAACCATGAAAGATGCTATAGCTCACATAGATGGGGATATCTGCTGCTATGCAGTATCCTCAGCCTGTGATGGAAAGAAGTACCGCTACAAGGGTGCGGTCTTTGATAGTAAGATGCAACTCAATAAGATCCTAAAGGCTGATGGTGTAGATGACTCAGCTATAGAGGTCTTCTATGATCCTGAACCTTGGGATAAGGTAGTCAAGTCTACCATGTCCTATATCGAGGGGATCATAGAGAAGATTGGTATAGACTACAAGGTGTATTTAACTGGTAAGAGTAACTTTAGATACCAAATTGCAACCATTCAACCCTATAAAGGGAATCGAGTATCTATTCAGAAGCCTGTTCATCTGGATGGTATCCGTCAGTTCCTTGTAGATAACTATGACGCTGATGTATCAGTAGGTATGGAGGCTGATGATGCTATAGGGATTGCTCATACTCCCGGCGTAGATATCATAGCCACATTAGATAAAGATCTTAACTGTATTCCCGGTAGTCATTTTAACTGGGCCGAAGAAAGGTTGTATGAAGTGTCAGAGCAAGAGGCTGATGCAGCTTTCTATAGGCAAGTTATAACCGGTGATCCTACTGACAATATCCCAGGCATCTATGGTCTGGGAGCTAAGGCTAAGGTGCTAGATAATATAAACCTCTGCAGTACTTCACAGGAGATGTTTGATCTAGTAGCTAAAGAGTATCAGTGTAGGTTTGGTAGCTATTGGAGGCAGTTTATGTATGAGAACTGTCAGCTGCTGTGGATCTTACAGAAAAGACAACCACTGTTTGAGGAGATCCTTTATGATGAATCTTGAATGTAGAATTAGGGGTATCATTGGTGAGTGGGAACGCACCCTTAATAATTATGACGCTGATGATTGGGGTGCTGGAGATGATGGAGCAGCTCAACAACTGCTTGAATGTATCTTTCAACTTAAAGAAACTTTAGAGGAACCTATTGTCGAGAACCTATAGAAAGAAAAGAGCCTACTGCAGTAAGGAAGATCTTGAGATCCGCAAGGCTAAGGGCACTCCTTACAAATCCACATTAGAGGTAAAGGTTGCTAGAGAATGTCTCTGCAATTATCTCTATGAACCTAAAGAATCAAAGGTGAGCTACACAGTACCTCATATCTACAACCCAGATTTTGTACACCCACAGCGCCCTAACATCCTGATAGAAGTTAAAGGTTACTTCCAGAAGGGGAGTGCTGATTGCCAGAAGTATCTCTCTATTATTAGAGACAACCCTGAGAAGGAGCTTGTGTTTCTCTTCAGTGATCCTAATAAGAAAGCTTATGCTGGATGTAAGATGCGTAAGGATGGTACTTACTTATCGCTGGCTGAATGGTGCTATAAGAATAAGATCATCTACTTTACACCTGATACATTCCCTGATGTACTGAGAGATGGTGTCTGGACTATTGAGGAACTTAGAGAATACAAGCGAGGGCTTTATGAAACGATATGATAACGAAAGGATATTAGCTTTTGGCTGCACTCATGCACCATATGAACATAAGGATACACTAGACTTTCTCAATGATCTCTCGAACACTTATAAGCCTGATAGGGTGGTGCATCTTGGTGATGTATTTGATATCTATTCCGTGTCTGATTATCCTAAAGATATCAGTCACAAAGATAGCTGGACTGATGAGCTTAAGAAGGGAAGGAAGTTCGTACAGCAACTGTCTACAATCTTTCCGACTCTGGATTTGATGTCATCTAATCATGATGATAGAGTATATAAAAAATCTAGGGTTGCTGGCATCCCTCGGGAGTTCCTTATTAAGTATCTTGATGTTATTGGAGCACCTGAAGGGTGGAAGCTTAAGTCTGAGCTACGCCTTACTGTCGATTCTACTAGGGATCACTGGCTTTTTGCTCACATTAAGAATGGTGGAGCATTGGGGTCAGCTAAGACACTCAATACTTCTGTGTGTCTCGGCCATCAGCATACTAAGTTTAGCGCTAGTGCTTTCGATAATGGCCGTAAGTTAATATGGGGTGTAGAGAGTGGGTGTCTTGTAAGTGATAAGGGTAGTCCATTCAAGTACAATAAGACACAGCTTGGTAGACCTATTAGGGGTGCAGTTATGATTGTTGGAGGGGTACCTGTATTGATCCCTATGGGCCGATAGAATGTTTCCAGATGATAAAGAGCCTTGGAAGGTGTTGTTCAACAACTTCTTCGAGGTTGGTGGTTGTATTTATAAGAAAGATCCAGACCACTACTCAACAGACTTAGAGCTCGAAGCTATTAGATATATGTGTGAAGAGTGGGATTATTCCTTTTATCCTGGAGATATTAATTGAATCCTAAATTCTGGCTCATCATTGAGATGAGCACTGGTGATACTTTTGTACAGGAGTTCCCCAACAAAGAGGAACTGAATGACTTCCTACTCACGTTTCCAGAGACTGAAAAGATTAGATCGCTCGAAGTTGTATCAGGATTCAGCATCACGAAGAGGAGTAGAGGTGGCAAGTAGGGCGTACAACGGCACCTTATGTCACACCATTCGTGATGTTACTAAGAGAGATGAGATGTATGTACTTACTAACTCTGGTAACTCCTACGATATTTTTAGTAAGGATGAGTTGCGGAAGAGTTCAACCATGTTGATAGAAGCTGCCACTGAGCAAGATGTCTTTGTTCAGTGGTACAACTGTCATATTCTATAGGAGCTGTATGAAAATAAAGATACTTGATGAGGCAGGGTTTGATTGTGCTATGAGGGGTCTTGCTCGCTCCTTCAATAGGGACGTAGATGATATGCCTAAGGTTGCTTTAGGTTTAGCTAATAAGGATGGTGGTCACAATAAATACCAGGAAAGTATGGTAGTCTGGATGGATATAGATGCACCTCTAGATTGGTGGAAGCAGATGGATACTTACCGTACAGGAATCACGAAGCAGTCTGATAGTACTATGCATACTCTTACTAAGAGGAACTTACTTCAGGAAGATTTTGAGGAGGGTATACCAAGTTCGTATCTTAATTATCTCAATAGTTGTATAGATGGTAATGCACCTACAGATTTTGTAAGCAAGATGCTGCCTCAAGGGTTTATTCAGGGGAGGACGGTGTGCCTGAACTATAAGACTATAAGAAATATTATGTTACAGAGGCACAACCACAAGCTTAAAGAGTGGCATACATTTTGTGATGCTATGACTGGGCTTAAATACTTTGAGTACCTTGGACTCAGTCGTGAGGCTCAATGATCCTTTCTATGGTGGCACAGGTATGAGCTTCTCCACAGTAACCGGTAAGTGTGTGATATGTGAAGGTGAACTAACAACTCTATCAGATTATGGTCATGGTGATTATGAGTGTGGTGGTAGGATGGATAGTATCGTAGCCCTTACATCTCATGGTATTGTGGCTACCTGTCCAAGATGCTCAGTGCCTAATATCTTTAAGACTGATTTCTTAGGAGGTTTGTATCTAGAGGAGTATCATGTTTAAGAAGATTGTGGATAGTAAGGTGTATTATCTTATCGCACTGGCTATAGCTGCTGTATTGGCTTGGTGTTTAGGTTGGGTATTAGCGGGGGTATTGAATGGTTAAGGTTACAAAGCTGAATGAAGACTCGATTGTTCCTACTAAGGGTTCTATGTGGGCTGGTGCTTATGATCTTTATAGCACTGAGGATATCCTAATCCTCCCAGGAATGAGCGAGGTTATAGGTACAGGCGTTGCACTAGAGATAGATAGGGGGTGGTTAGGAGTACTTACTCATCGCTCCTCTATGGCCTTTAAGCTTGATTGTGTATCCTCTCTTGGGTATATAGATAGTGATTATCGGGGAGAGTTGAAGGTAAAGATATTCAATCATGGGATTGATGGAGTTCATCTTAAGAAGGGTGATAGGTTTGCACAGATCGCATTCGTCCCTCACTATGCTGGAGATCTAGTGGAGGTAGATAGTCTTTCAGAAACTATAAGAGGTGCTGGAGGGTTTGGCAGTACGGGTCGGTGAAGCTCTACTGTACCGCATTTGATTGCCTAATAAGAACCTGTTCACGACACAAGTGCCACCTTTCTAGGAGAGCCCACATCTTTGATTGGGATGATTTCTCCAGGGAGTGTGGCATGTATAAGAGTCGTAACTGTTGGAGAACTATTTATACACCACCTGAAAGGGATGAGATCTTCCTAAGGATGTGCGACTGTTGTACAGACTTTAGTGGGTATGATGATTCTTCTAGCACCTGTAGGGGGTGCTTAGATATTTATTCAGTATCTGGAGAAAAGAATGAAGATGAAGAAGTATAGTGGAGGATCTCTTAAGGGAGATTGGTTGTTCACTATTAAAAAGGATGGAGTTAATGCTACTATAGATTGCCCTAATAGAACAGTGGTTAGTAGGAACGATAAGCCGTTGTATAACTTCGAGCATATCTTCGATGCCTTTCCACACCTCACAGGTGTCTATGAGGTCTTCGATTCTAACTGGGAAACTTCTGTATCTCTAGTTAAGAATAGGAAGGGAGAGAGGGTAGTTCTTCCTGATCATCTATATCATATAGGAGACTATCGTGCTGTAGATGATCGACTTGTTTTAGATCTGTACACCAATCCTACAGAAGAAACTATCATGTCTCTACTGTGGGAGATTGTTGCTAGTGGTGATGAGGGTCTAGTTCTTTACAGTCTAGACTCTGATATCATCCATAAGGTGAAGCCTGTATACGCTATTGATGTAAGGATTACTGGCAGGATAGAGGGCGCTGGTAAGTATACAGGAAAGTTAGGATCCTTTGTCACCAACTATGGTGATGTGGGTTCGGGGTTGTCAGATTTTCAAAGAGATGAGTATTGGGATAGTGATCTTATAGGAAGCATTATTGAGGTAGAGATGATGGGGTGGACTCCAGGAATGAAGATGAGACATCCACGTTTTAAAAGATTAAGACTCGATAAGAGTACGGAGAATCTTGAGATATGAAAAAGAAAACTGTAGTTCGTAAGCTGACTGCTGTAGCTACCTCCATCACTGCTGAGATTAGTAGCCTTGAAGATCTCTATGAGGAGGTTAATGATATGATTGAGCTGATTGATAGTGAAGATGATGAAGATATGGAGGACCATTATTAATGCCAACTTACGAGTATAAGTGTGATAAGTGTGAAAGGATATTTGAAAGTCACCGCTCAGTAGAACAGAGGAATGACTTCCACCTAACACCATGTGGTGAGGAATGCGGAGGCACACTGCACAGGTCTGTAGGCTGTGCTGGCTTTCAATTGAAAGGATTCTGTTGGAGTAAGGATAATTACTCTAGAACTATAGGTGATGATCCTAGAGGTGTTGAAGATACTAACTGGGATATGAATCATGCCTAGTACTCCCACTTCATATGGAGAGTATGTAGAAGCAGCGAGACGATCTATAGACACTTCCACACCATCTAGGTACGAGAGGTGGTATCAGGAGTATGCTAGATCTTCAGAAGCTTCGTGGGGTATGCAGGTAGATAGGGCGACTTCAGGGCCTGAGGTATATGTAGAGTCTGGACCTAGTGATGCACAGATTAGGCCCGGTATGGTTTGGGAGTACTCAGAGCGTAGGCCAGACCCTAACCTAGTTATACCACGTGAGAGTATAGTGAGTTTGGAGGAAGAGCTTGGACTATCAGAAGCAGCATCCGAACCAAGATCTTCAGGGCGGAGTGTACGACCTGTGTGTAGACCAAGAGTTCAGGAAGTATGCCACACTAAAGGTGTCAGTCCATTTAAACTATTAGCCATTAAGGAGTCTGAGATTAATGGAGATAAATCCAGTGTTTGATTATAAAGAGTGGATGAATATGATGAAGAGACAAACTAGCGCTGTAAGGCCTTACGATCCTTTTACTATCTATGGCCCAGCTACTACCCCTATAGAACGTGGAATCAACTACGAGGATTTAAAGAAAGCTTTTGAGAACCCAGAGATTCCAGGTGGTAGCTGCCCCTCCCAGTATGGTATACCTAAAGGTGCTACAGATCTTCAAGACCTTATAGAATACCGAGAGATGAACTTTGCTTTAGGTAATATCTTCAAGGCGTGCTATAGGATGGGTACGTGCCAGCACTCTGATAGGCTAAGGGAGCTTAATAAGATCCTATGGTTTGTGAAGAGGGAGATAGATCTGGAGAGTAAGAAGTAGTGGAAGTGTCTTGGCCCGGAGCAGAGATATTTATAGCAGTGTTCGTATTAGTGTGGTGGATCTTTATTGAGAGGTGAGATGGTTTGAGTACTATATTTAAAACAGAGATAGCACGTAATATTTTTTATAACAAATACGCCCTGTCCAATAATCAAACGTGGGAAGAGAAAGCTTTTGATATTGTAGAAGATGTCTGCGGGTCTATGTGGGGTAGGAGGCGGAAGATCCTGTCTCAATCTGAGAGAGATCAGTTAGTTAGGTACATAGCTGAAATGAAGTTTCTTCCAGGTGGAAGATACATCTACTACGCAAAAAGGAAGTCACACTTCTGGAATAATTGCTTACTCCTAAAGGCTGAGGAAGATACTCGAGAAGAGTGGGCAGCATTAGCTCAAAGAGCTACAGCATCTCTTATGAGCGGAGCTGGTATAGGTGTAGACTACTCTGTGCTGAGGCATAAAGGTTTGCTGCTCTCTAGAACTGGAGGTATCTCTTCAGGCCCTATGTCTCTTATGTGTATGCTAAATGAGATAGGAAGGAATGTAATGCAAGGTGGATCTAGGAGATCTGCTATGTATGCATCTCTCTCTTGGAAGCACAACGATATTATAGATTTCCTATTCAGTAAAGATTATGAGAACATACCAGTAAAAGGTACAAGCTTCACTGTAGCAGATCTAAAGAGGGCTGATTTCAACTACGGCGCTCCTTTAGATATGACTAACATCAGTGTTAACTATGATGATAGTTTCTTATCTCAGAAAGAGTTGCCCGAAGTGTTCTTGATAAATGTGCAGAACGCATTGATGCACGGCGAACCTGGGTTTAGTTTTAACTTTGGAGATAAACAAAACGAGACTCTTCGTAATGCATGTACAGAGGTTACAAGCGAAGATGACTCAGATATTTGTAACCTGGGGTCAGTAAACTTTGCCAATATAGAATCTCTTCAGGAGCTGAAGGATGTTGTAGCTCTTGCATCTAAGTTCCTGGTGTGTGGATCTATGAGGGCTGATGTCCCTTATGGTAAAGTGTCTGAAGTCCGAGAGCGTAATCGTAGGATCGGGCTAGGTATTATGGGTATCCATGAGTGGCTGCTTGGTAGGGGGCACCGCTATGAGATGAACGATGAACTTAAACAGTGGCTTCAAATCTACAAAAAGTACTCAGAGTCTGGTGCTAATGAGCATTGTGATAGGTTCTACCTTGAGAGACCTAAAGGTTACAGAGCCATAGCACCTACAGGAACTACAGGTATGCTAGCATCTACAACCACAGGCATAGAGCCTCTATATTCAGTTGCATACAAGCGGAGGTATCTCGTAGGTGGATCAGACTGGAAGTATGAGTATGTAGTTGATAGCACCTCTAAGCATCTTATAGAAACTTTAGATATTGACCCAGACTCGATAGAGACTTCTGTAGATTTAGCTAAAGACCCTGAGAGGAGGCTTAAGTTTCAAGCTGATGTTCAGGAGTATGTAGACCATGCTATCTCTAGCACTATTAACTTACCACCTTGGGGATCTGAAGGTAATAACGAAGACAATATCAGACCGTTTGCTGAGCTACTTAGGAAGTATGCACCTAAGTTGAGAGGATTCACCTGCTATCCTGATGGTTCTAGGGGTGGTCAACCTATTACATCTGTATCGTATAAGGAGGCTGTAGAGAGGGTTGGTACTATTTATTCGGAACACGATGTGTGTGATATAACAGGGAAGGGAGGCTCTTGTGGAGCATGATTGAACTAACTCCTAGAGAGATAGAATTACTTGAAGGCATGATAGAGACCAACGCTTACCACGCTATGAGGGCAGCTAGGATGGAGACCCCTATGGGTGACAAGCAGTATGGTTGGGATATGGAAAGAGTGAATGTTCTGAAGAAGATCTTAGCTAACACTGAGGTGGTATAAACAACAAAGGCCCTATAGGTTTGATTCCTATAGGGCCTTTTTGCGTTTAGCAGGTAAAACCTGCGGTCTAAACTAAATGAATATTAATATCCCCAGAACTCAATCAAGAACTTACCAGCTGAGTATGTACCTGCAGTAGCTGCACCTGAAGTCAGATACAGATAAGCATTAGCAGCAGGGACAGCAGCCATAGTCTTCTCAAGACCAAGAGTCCAGTTACCACCAGCGGTTACAAGAGCGGTCTCTGTAAGGTCAGTGACAAGACCATCATATGCACCAGTGCCCTCGGTAGCAGCATAGAGGTCGATATCAACAGCACCCCCTACAGGAACCTCAAGGCAAGTGACCTTACCCATAAGAACCGTACCATTTAGGGCTGCTGTGATCTGTCCGATATGAGATACACCAGAGAGGCCGATGATATCCAGATCTGTAGCTACAGATTTAGCATCCGTAAGATCAATCATGATCTCAGTCTTCTTCACAGCACCTGTGAGACGTACCCCAACCTTATGAATAGTGTTGACACCTTTAAAACCAGCTCCAGGGGTCATCTGCTGGAGTGTAGGATCACAGTTCTGGTTTATATACTCAAGAGTAGTAGACAGCAGAGTATCATCAGCGTCTTTAAGTTGGAAGTACTTAATGACACTATTAACTGGAGCTGTCCAATCAGAGTTAGCATCAAGAACTACAGCTTTACTAGCGGCTCCCGTTCCGAGTACAGCAATATCCAAATAGTTAAGTTCAGCTGCAGTAGCAGTAACACCATCAAGGATGTTTAGCTCAGCAGCGGTTGCGGTTACTCCCACAATACCAAGATTACTATACAGTTCAGTGAAGTTGTCATTCAGTGCATCTCTCTCATCACTATTAATAGATACACCTTTAATCTCTTGCCTCGACATTCGTTAGCTCCTTGATGCTTATTAGTTACTAAAGTGAGGGTACAGCCCAATTGTCATACCCTCACAGGTGTTACTTGCTAGTCCTCACAGGGGCCACATGTACCTCCTGCATTGAGTATCCCTTTGCAAGCATTTTGATTTTTTTTTTTTTAAATGTAAAGTCAAAATCTGGTTTGAGATTAGCTCCAAGCTTAGTCTGAGTTACAGGAACTCTAAGATCAGCCCACATAGATGCATCTCCTAGCATCTGTATGCTTCCATCCTCCTCTATTCTAAAGTAACTATTACCTGATACGTTCCCTACATTTAATTGAGATGCAATATTATATGACCCCATCCCACTCCTTTAGTCACTATCTTCAGCACCAAGCCGTAGATTCTTAGCTATCCTCTTAGCCCACCCCCTACCCGCATCACTCCAATTCCTTAAGTCTGCCATAAACTCCAGCCTTGCAGCAACTACTAGCATAATAAGATCAGATTCGGATAAAGTGTTTATCTTTCCAATAGTTATAGGACCAATAACACCATCATCCTTAACACCTAATACCTTCTGTAGTTCTCTTACTGCTCTATTGACTCCAGAGTTTACAGCAAAATCTAGTATTTGAAAAGCAACACCATCCGCATATTGGTCAGCCTTAAGAGGCTTAAGGAAGTCTCTCTTGTATATCTCAGATGCTTCCTCTACTGTAAGGTTTCGGATGTTCAGATTCGGATATGATCTTTTACTGATTCCCCACTTAGTTTCACCACCTGGGTCTCTGGGATTATTAACATATCCCCCCTCATGACCGAGTATCCTCTCAAGCCACTTGACTACCGGTATCATTTCAACCGCACTACCGCGGCCTCTAAAGCTGCGTTAACGAACCTTTTAGATAAGGTAATACCTGCAGCCGTAAGGGTTGCAACAATCATTTTAAAGGCAGCCTCGCGCTTTGTAGCCCCATCTGCATCAGCCATAGTGACAGCCACAGTAGTGACAGCATCTGAAGCTGCCTTAGCTAGCACAGCACCTGCATCAGTCATGAGGATCTTAATCAGAGGAAGAAGAAACTCCCAGACAGATGAGAACAAAAACCTAAGCTTATCCATTATCAAACTCCTGCATCTTTATGGGTGGCTACAGAGATGATAGCATTAATAGACCATGCTACACCAGCTAAACCACCGCTGAATACTATGATTTGCTCATCAGTAATAGGAATATCCATACCTAATAGACGAGCTGCACCTACACCAAATGCTACAATAGCTACAAAGACAGAGCTAAGGGCTTGAGTATTACTCCAAGTCTTAGAGTCCTTGAGCTGCTTGCCAGCTTTAACAGCTTTGAACAAGTCAACCACTACCATCATCTACCTCCGACATACCACATATAGGACAGTGAGGTTCTCTATACTTCCTATTACAGTAGCTACAAGTTTTCATAAGGACACTCTATGTACTCTCCAGTTATAGATTGTAAGTAATCCTCACAGGTCATAGTCCTAGAGCAAGATGCTAGTAGAAATATAAGGACTATGAGGACTAGTTGTTTCATTACAGAGTAGGAGTAACAGGATTAATAGGTTCGAATGATGTAACTCCACCATCATTGATTCCACCAGTGCCTGGAGGTGCCTGAAGGGAGAACTCCCTGTCATTGTTATCTTCAGTGATGGTAGTGCTCTTGGTAGTATTGAATCCGCTGATGACAGCATCTCTACCAAACTTCACATTCCTAAAGGTGACTCCACCACTACCAGCTGAGTTACCAGAACCATCCCACTGCACCCAGAGCTGTGCGAAAGGGAGTGCAACCTTAGCGTAGTCAAGAGCCGTATCAGGTTTAGCAAGTGGCATCTGTCCAGCATTACCAAAGTAAGCTGCTGAGAGTCCTACCTGACATGCAGCATTATCGCCACATGCAGCCATACCCTGAGCGTATGCTGCCCTATTAGTTGCATTCAGCTCTTTGACAGTATTATTATAATCCTTAGTTCCACACCCTACTAGCAACACGATAGCTGCTACAAGGGCTAAGATAGTTTTCTTATTCATAGGTTCCTCTTAAAAGTAGAAGGTTACTGTGTTGCTCTTATTACCATAGGGTGCATGTAGATACACTCCACCATGAGCTGTACCTGTGTCGCTGTCACCTGTTCCATTAGGTCCAATCCCAGGCTTGAAGACAAACCCATCACCCTCTCTATAGTTATGAGAGGTATCATTCACCATAACTGTATGACCATTACTAAAGACCACCTTAATCCTCTTACCAAACTGAGGGCCTTTCTTATTAATCCTCCAAGCTTTCCTACCACCATTCCTTTCACCGTAACTAGTAAACGTCTCAGACCTATTAGGGGTTACTGTTGGGGTCGTAGGCACATCAGTGGGTGGAGCATTCTTAAGTCTGTCAAGCTCCTTGTTATAAATACTATTAGGATCATTCTGATCTATCATACTTGGATCATCTCCACCACCATCACAACCTGTAGTGAATACTCCCAACATCAATACTACCAGTAGCACATTAAACCATTTCAAGTGAACACCTCGTTATGTTTGGAACTTCATTTCCACCTTCATCAATTGTAGGGCTCCACAGTTCTGGGAAGTCCCTAAGAACATCAGCCAACTTAAACCCTAAGAACTCAGGCACAAGTATAGCTGCCCTCTTATCAATTATCTCAGGCCCTGTGAGCCCTTCAGCGATATCTAATTCTACTAGGTATCTAGGTATTGGTTTTAATCCTTCAAGATATGGAACATTACTGAACAAGAGCGATTGAAACAGAGTCATAGTTGCTAGATCATCTGCAGTAGATAGATCAACATCAAAGGACTCTGAATGAACTGGATCGTCTGGTACACCTGATAGTTCTTTTAATAGTATGAAGAAAGACACTCCACTTCCACAGTACCAAGAGTTCTCCCATCTAGCACCGAACAGCTTATTAGGTGCTGTAGGATCTACAAGGTAGTAAGCTCCGAAAGATGGTCCTCTATTAATTATCATTGTATCATCACGCTCCCACCTCCGCCAAGACCTGCGCCTTGCGTCCCGCCGAGGGATGCAGCGCCTGCCGCCGTCGGCGTTTCATCGCAAACAGAATCCCAGCAGGCAGAGTAGCACCAGTGCAGACCTGACACAGCCTCGCACGTTTCTTCTGTGGTGCATAGATACGGATGGCCAAAGTCGCATATAGGTGTTGGAATCGCTTCAGCGCTGACCACAAGGTTGTCTATCCATAGATACCATGGAGTTCCGTTGAATGTAGAGTGATTATACCCTCCAAGTTCCAGGCTATAGAAAAACGCGGTTGAGCTGCTAGATGGGTTTGAGTCCATCTCCGTAATGTGTGCCCTCAACACCCCGTTCCACCAGACTTTCACCTCGCCGTTCTCCACCCCCGGAGAAGCCCGCTTTACCCATAACTTATAACGCCCCCAAGTTCCGCCTCGTATGTCGATTGTAGAGGACTGCACTACAAAAGTAGGGGTACAGCTCCCCCCAGTAGTTCCATCCCACGCCGCTGAACAGATAGTGTCTCCGTAGTATGACACTTCTTTTTGAGTGTTCGACGTATAGCTGAGTCCAAAAGTCATATTGTTTTGACTTGCCACAGAGCTGCCGAAAAACTTCACGTACTTGCTTCCTCCGCTCGGAACTCCATCAGCTCTAACGTCGAACTCAACATAATACTCGTTTGACTCATACGATGATAGGGCAAGTCCAAGTGCTTTGTCCGATGTTCCTGCAACAGAGTACTCAAGCCTCACAGCCGGGCTGTTATCAACGCCCCCACTCGGCTGCATTGTCCAATATGAGCCATGGCTGAGGATACCAAATGATTGAGTGTTGAAATTATAGTTGATTATCTCTGCCGCAAAGGACAGGCGCGGAACAAAGATGAATACAAAGACCCAAATAAGGAGCAGCGTTTTATCTCGCATCATCTATATCCGTTGTTGAGATTTTGACCCGATCAAAGATCCTGCTCGATCCCGATCCGCCCCGGAGTTTTATAACATCAACAGGGAGCGTCCCGGTGCCGTTTGTGCAAGAAGATTCAAGCACCCAGGTGTAGCCGTCAAGGGATGACCATGTGGTAACGGTCGTGTTGCTCGTCCCGTTCGTGATAAACCGAGTTTTTATGTAGGTTGTCGTCACGTAAGCCAGATCAGCAGCACCTCCGTTGCTCGAGGTTCCACCGGTTGCAATCGACCTCAAGCTCCCGTCAGACCCGATTAAGGTGTTGCCGAGTGACGTTGTGCCATTGTATAGCCGCAAGACTTCAAGGTTTATATCAGCCCCGCTTTGCTGCATGGCGAACGTGACGTATATCTCATTCGCTGCGGTAAAACTGGCTATTGCATAAGATGTGCTGTCGGCAGGGTACACCGAGTAACTGCCAAAAAGCGGAGCGGGGGATGTCGCATAGTTCCATGTCACAGTGTTGCCTGCCGACCAGCCTGAAGGGATTGAGCCTGTTTCAAATTCCTCATCCACAATATAGGACGAGGGGGTTGGGTCAAGGCTGTCGGTCAGGGCAACAGTTAGCCACTTGGCCGTTGCGGTGTCATAGACCGCCAATGTTGTACTATTCCAGGCTATTCCTGACGTATGGGCGGAATCCTCGTAAGCCGGGAAAGTGTCAGGGGTGAATGAGCCACCAGACGCGGCAATAAGATCGACAACCCTGTCCGCACTCAGTAGCTTGTCAACATCCCCGTTTCCGGCAGCGTCATCTATCAAGCCGGCAACCGAGGAGGTCCAGCCGTAAGTCCCTACACCTGTAGCCTGGATGATCTGATTGTCTGCTGTGGGGAGAGAGGTGAGGCTGGAACCCAACGTAGCTGGATCGACGTAGTCGAGATAGCCATTGACATCCGCGCTGATAAGATACGTCCCACCAGGCATTGTCGAGGGTAGCCGCCAGCCAACTGAGGGGGTATCCGCCCCCAAGGAGAAGATGCCAAACGAGTACGCCTTGGAGTTGCCGAAGAAGCGGAGCAGCCCGGTGGTGGTAGAGGCTACGCCCAGATCGGTGCCGACGAATACCGGCGTGCTGGTGGTCTTCACCCCCTGGTTCACCCAGCCGTACAGCTCAACAAAGTTAGCCTGAGCATTGCCAAAGTTGGTATCGAGCGACTTCTTGTCTGCTGAGGTGCCGACGTAGATCGTCTGTTGAGCAGCCTGGAGCGTCCCTGCAAAGAGCAGGACAGCGATGAGTAGAACTAGCTTCCTAGTCAACATAGTTTTCTCCGTCGGTGTAGTTTTCTTCGTTGAAATAGTTCAGCATATCAAGAGGGTTAATATACCCCACCACCCGATCAGCCCGCGCAATCCCCGCAGCATCGAGGTCAGCACTGTAGACCGCCATGCCCTTATCCCCGATCCGTATCTTCGCTGTCGGCACCAGCGCAGCCAGATCAACCGAGACGTTGTTGGTGAACTCGGGGATGAGCTGAAAGTCGCGACCGAGTGGAGCCTGAAAGTTGCCGACTGGGAAGACTGTGCCGTCGAATTGGCCGTCTATGCCGAGGGGACCGGGGAACTGTGGTGTTACGAGTTTCATTTCAGACTCCTATTTGTAGCCCAGTTTATACACCGACAATATCGAGTCAGCTCCACCATCTCTCGCCATGACTTTGAGATAGTGCAAACCGGTCACCGCGCTAACATCCAATTCCGTAATCCTCCTCGTAAATCCTTGTCGGATATATGTTGATGCAACCCATGCCCCTTCTTTGGTAGCAGAAACCCCGAAATACGAGTAAACATAATTTGATGCTGCTCCGGAGTTGAGCCATTCAACGATAATTTTATTAACGCCTGTTAAATCAACGGCAGCGTCGGTAACAAAATCAATTGTCGTATTGTTATCAACAGCAGTCATCAGGAGGTGGTCTGACTCTTTAGATGATGTATTTGAAGCACCAGTATTCTGGCCAGCAACCATAAGGTCGGGATCACCGTCTTTATAAGAATACGTTAAAGCGTCAATTATGGTTGAGGTCATTTTCGCCCATGCAAGACGATTGTTGCTTAGTATATAGATATCTTTTGTTGATGTGTCTTCAACAACTCCGCCGGCATCATAATATTCCCTGTTTGGTGCCGCCCCTCCGGTATTCTCTCCAGTTACACCATTTATTTTTGTCCGCGTTCCGGCGTTTATCACTATTCCCGTGTATCTGTTATCACTCAACACGACATCGGAACACGTTCCCGATATTGATATTGGAGTAGTCAGGGAAGGGATGAGAATATTTTCCGATACAGTGACTTTATTCGAGTTATTAATATAAATAGGAAGGCCACCAGATACTATATTTCCACGTATAGAAATATACTCATTTGGAGTAGGAGACCCATCAATATCTATAGCGTAATTTCCGATAAAAGATTTTATCAAGTTGTCGCATATCATAACATGCGATGACCGTCCTACGTGGATACATCGGCCTGCTGACGCAGCATTAAACCCAGCGAAAGTATTTCCAGATATTGAAATCCAGGTGGTTGTGTCCACAGTCACAACGGCATAGTTGGCGGTTACGTTTATGTTTGAAAAAACATTTCCGTATATCAAACATCGAGTGCTGCTGCCAATATTTATTGCATAATTAGTGCAATTATCAAATGTGTTGAATGCTATAACACTATCAATATCATCGGCAGAGATGCCGTCCATTCCTATCTTGCAATCTTTGATGAAGTTGTTCGTAACTATTATTTTTGATAATCCGTAACACCAATATATTCCACAGTCCAGCGCACATCTTTCGATAATGTTATTCCTGATCGTGACGTTAGTTATCGTTGTCCCGATGTGTATTCCTTTGCAGGCCACATCGTAAATTTTGTTATTCTCGATCAGCACATTCTTTTCTGCCTGCACTGATATCCCATCAGATGCAGATCGTAAAATAATATTATTGCGAACTACTACATTTTTCTGAGCGCCGCCGTTTTGCTGAGGGTCGATGTGAATAACAGCCAATACATACCCGGTTGGATCGCCAACTTGAGGGTTTGGATCAAGCGTTAGCCCCTCGATTACAATATCGTCTGAATCATTCAGCGTCCCATTTGTCGAGATTAACGGGAATGCAGTTGAAAACATTGAGGCAGCAGAGGTTGAGATAGCGGCCTTCGCCCCTGTCGAACGATATGCGGTGAATGTTACGGTATTTGCATCAGTATCGAGTCCTGTTATCCTGCCGACTGTTGCGCTGTACGGAGATACCCCGGTCAATGGGAAGCCCGTTTCGTTGTGCATGTAAAAATCTTGACCGACTTCATACACCGAAGCGTCTACAACCGAAACAGTAGTTGCTCCAAGAAGTACGTTTTGCTGAATTAACTGAGTAACTGCTGGCGCTTTTGTGATCTTCGCATTTACTCCTATCACTCGCACTCTAGATTGTATTACAATACTTCGTTTGATCAGGTAAGTTCCTGCCGGAAAATACAATATTTTGTTAGCTGATAGAGCCGCAGTTAAAGCCGCCTCAATTGCAGTAGTATCATCAGTTGTCCCATCCCCGACAGCTCCATGCAGTTTTACATTGGTTCCCTTCTGGGCGAGGTATAGCTCGTCAAAATTGTCCTGTGCGTGGCCGAAATTAACGTCTATACTGACCGGAGACTCTACTGTTCCGACCGTGATTGCTTTTTGGCTCATGAGTAGTGCTCCATATTGGTATAGTTTTCGGTGTCTGTGTATCTGGCGTCAATATTCCCTTCGTCTGGTTCATAGCCGATAATAAATCTGGTTCCGGCAGGAAGAAGAAAAGATGTGTCCGCGCTGCCGTAGTGGGTCACCCCATCAGCAACCGTAAACCCAACCTCATTCGCATAGTTGCTGCCTGTACCATCCAGTCTCTCAGTAATCACCGCGCCCAGGATTCCGATCAGGTGATGACCGTTACCCGAAGCGTCGAGTTCAGCATCTTTCCCAACATTTATCCCCTTCCAGCTCGCCCACAGCACACCACCCCTGAACACATCAATATCCCAGCAATCCGGCCCAGGAAATGTCAGGGTGCCATCCACGGTGCAGGTCGGAGTGGATGGGCCACTGGCGGTGATGGTGTCTGTGGTGAGCAGGCCGGTTACTGTGGCGCTGCCCGCGCCGAGAAAGCCGCTGGACTTTACCTGCTGGGTGGTGTGGGAGGCATAGGGCTTATAGGCCTGTAAGTTTCCATCAGAGATACTAGTCTTATACCAAGCTAATAGGTCTCCCATATTTGGAGGAAGTAGTGCTCCATTCTTATAGAACCCTACAGACTCCTTTATTGGAGAATATATTTTATCAAAAATAGATGCATTAACATTACTCATCTCGACCCCTAGCAATCTTTACATACACACCAGCGTTATTAGATACACCTACCCACCTAAAGTATACTCCATGAGATGAAAGGAAGATAGTGCTAAAGAGATTAGTACTAAAAGACCCATCAGGGAAGTCAGTCCATGCAGGTACTGGTAGAGCTACTGTAGGGTGAAGGAGATACTGCAATTTAACAGCACCAGAAGTAAGTCCTGATATGATTACATCACAATACCCTGTCACATGAAACTTATTAGAAGACTCATTAGCCCCTAAAACTACATCAATATAATCCATTTTATTTCCTTATTTAATCCAGAGTGAGACAACAAGAGATACAACAATTGGAATTACAAAGGTTGCAAGAACTAAAGCACCCATAGCCTTATTCATAAAGTCTCTATGATTAGATATCTCTAAGTCTTGTGCTTCCTCCTTCTCTTCTTGTTTTTCCATTATGTTATCTATACGACTATTCATCCTTTGTAGTTCATTTAGGTTCTCTGTTAATTTAATGATTGAGTTTTCCAAGACCTGTTGGCTCCTCATCAGCTCTGAGTTCATGGACTTTATCTCTCTCACAGTCTCGACCATGAACAAGTGTGCTTCACAATTCTTTACACAATCAGGCATTAGTTAATTCCTTTCGTAAGTTACAATAATTATCTCCGTATAGAGGCTACTAGCCCTACAGGGGCTAAAGCTCTATAGGTGCTAATAGGTTCTTATATATGTATTATATAAGATGAAATAAATGAAACTATAAGGACTATAGTACTATAGGTACTAAGAGGTGCTGTAAGGTTCTTACTTATCTCCTAGTACCTATAGGTCTATATAGTATTATTTCTTCTGATCTCTACTCTTATTCTTCATATTCTTTAAGGTAGAGTAGGTGATAAGAGCCTCCCC